TTTTAACGGGCTATCTTGTATTATACTGTTCGCCTTCTTAACTAGCCAAGGTATAAATTACGTAACATATTTACAATAAACACAACTGCTGATACAGTTTATAACAACTCATAAGAGACTCCCTCCTACACATAAGTTCAGAGTACGGTTAATGTTATTGTTTATCTTCAAGCAAGTGAGTTTTATTACTTTTTCATGTATTTATATTTTTCACTATCTGGAGCCATTACAGCAGCAAACCAGAATATAAATGTTATTGATATAAATACTGCTGCTGTACTACCTAATCTAAAGTAAAGAGATAGTACTGATGTAACTGCAGATAAAAATGCTAAACACATCATTATCTTATAATAATTGCTTTTTTTCATTATAATAATATAAGAACTTGATGAGAAGAATTTTCAATTTTAGAAATTAACTCTTCAATTCTATATGAAATAGAGTCAAACTCATCAACTAAACTTCCATTTGGAGCACTGACGTTACTAGGAGACTCATTTTGATTAGCATTATCTTGTAAATACATTTTACGTCTAATAGAATCTACTGATTCTGATGCGCTTTCTAATTGATTACATCTCTGATGTAGTCTTTCAAGAGAATCTTGGAATGTTCTTTGTGATTCTAAAAGATTACTTGATTTTACTGGTGATTCGTTCATTATTGTATTGGTTTTAAATCTAATTTACCAAATAAAGCTAGTCTTTCTAGCAAGTCACATCTGGTTTTAACTTCTTCTAAATTGTTATGAACTGTCCTCTTGTGTTTACCTGTCTTTCGTTTAACAGTATAAAATCTAGATTCAAAAGGAATGAACTCTTCATTACAAGAGCAATCATTGAAGCACTGGCATCCAGGGAATTTCACAGTTCTACTAACCTCTTCTGTTACATATAAAGAGTTTTCATTGATTACTTTATTCATAGGCTTAGTGTTGAATGTATTTAGTACTCACTGGTACTAATTTACCTCCAGTCTCTGATCCAAGAGAAACTCCATACCTCTTATAGGTTACTATCTTTTGAACTTTTGTCATTCTACCTCTTGTATGCTTTCTATTGTTGGTCATGATTATTTATGATTTAAATGATTAATTGAATTTTACCAAGCTTTTACGCAATCAGGACAGCCTCTTTCTTGAGTGTACTTACCCTTCTTTACTTGATGATAACTTTGAGTTGAAGCACAGCTTGAGAATATAATTATCAAGACAAGTGATCCTAACATTGCTTTTATTGTTTTTTTCATGATTGAAATATTAAGTTAATCAATATACTCTTTAACTAATTGTATTCCTGAATAATCTTGACGACTACATGCGTCTTTTAATATACCTTCAGGACATTGATCACACAAAAGAGCCATTTTTTGATAATCTTTATTACATAAATCTGACCAAAACACATACAAATCAGTGCCTCTAATGTCTAATTTTTTAATCTTTGGCAATATTGTTAAACCAGCTACTGATGTATCAATATCATTGTTAAGAATATCCATTATGCATTGTAATGCACCAGGATTACCTTGTGCCATTTCCATTACTTCGTCTATCATTTTAATGTAAATTTAAATTGTTAATGTTATATTATGTCGTTTTTATGATACTTTCTGTGTTCACCATAAATATCTATGAACACTATTATGTGATCATGAATTATGTTAGTTATTCTACACAACTCATCTCCATCTTCAGTTGGCACTCTTACGTTCTCTCCTAAACAGAAAGTTCGTGATAATGTTATCTCATTCATGCTCTTGTTTTTGTTGTCTTATGTTTATAAACAAGAGCAAATAAACTTTGTGCTTCTGCAAGAGAATCACATGAATATATTCCTCTAAAATGTATTTCTATATTGATAATATTATACTTTAACTCTACTGATATTAACACATTGTTTTCACTTAATAAATAAAGGAACCCAAGCTTATTGTATGCGAATACTTTCATTGTTTTATGATTTTAATGATTAATCTTTTTTAAGTAAGTTTCTGTAAAGTAATACAGCAACAATAATGATCATGATTATTGCACATGATTCATTACTGAAGTTTGTATCTATAAATTGTTCATTCATATCCTAATTTTTTGTAAGCATCAACAACTCTTTGTTTTTGATACGATAGTACTGGTACTACTTCACCAAGTATGCTCATTGATCCATTAAATGTAGCGTATTGAGCATTTACTGCTCTTTGAGCTTCAGGTAAATAACAACTTTCTTTAACATTACATTCTTGAATAGAACCTTTTTCTCCATCAATATAAATGAACTGAACAAGTAAGTTTGGTGAATATTGTTTAGCAAAAGCTGATTCATCTACAGGTATTACTTCACCTAATAGTTTTAACTTGTAAGGTTTTCCCATCAAAGCAAACTTCTCTAATTTAGACACTAATTCTTTAGCGTCTTTAAGATGTAATCTTATATCGAAATTGTATTGTTTAATAAATTCAACTTTATTGGTTTCAACATTAGTGTATTCTAATAATAGTATCATAGTCTTTAGTATTTAATGAATTAATGATATAAATAAAATTCAGCTCATTTAACGTGTGTACGGATTCCTTTAAATGGCTACATACATTATTTGAACTGAGTTTTAACGTATTTCTCACAAGGTTGTAATACTTTATACACACATATAGTAAGTTATGACGTGAGTTGCCTCTACCAAAATCTACAAATCTGTTAACACCTACAATTGGATGAGAGTTTATATTGTTTATAATATTGCAACAGCTGTTAACTGCAGTTCATTAAGGAGTCATTTGTTACAACGCATCATGCGCTTCCTCACTGTTACAATATTACAAGGAGAGCATCATACTCTCCTTATGCTACAAAATTAAAGCAAGTCTCTTTCTATTACCGACTGTACGGCTGAATGCTCAAGAGGGCAGCTGATGAATTACACATCATAAACCTTGCTTTAATATTTAATGTTATTCGCCATAATCCATGGCATCTAATGCGTCTTCTTTAAATCTTTTAGTGATAGATGATGGCTCAGTATCTAGACGACCTATTATCTTTAACTTATTACCCTCTCCTTGTAGAAATAGAGTATAATCTGATTTAACTAATTCAAGTGCTAATTTAAGATTGCCTTTAGCTACATCAGATATTGTATGTTGTCTTAATACAGTAGTATTATCTTTTAAAGTTAACTTTATAATTACTTTCATAGTGTTATATATTACAATGATTAGTGAAATGAAATGTAGCGAATAGTAGTCACATGAGGGGTGTGGTGGGTGGAACACTCATTAACAGACACTTAACATCAATTATAACAACAATTATATTGTAATGATTGTCATCATTAGTATTAAGATAGTCATCAGCAATACAGATGAATATAGTGTCAGTGATTAATATCCCACCGTCCCACCCTTATATAAAAAAGGGCCTAAGCCCCAACCAAGGTCACACAGTGACAATGGTTAGTTCTCCATTTTGGAGAGCCTCTTGGACTTCCGTAGGTAAGTCAGAGAGTTTCGTGAGTTCGGTAGACTTCTCGATGGTGCTCGCACCAGCTTTGTGATCGTACGTAGTATAGATTAACCAACCCTTAGGGGATAAGAATGTTTCAGTCTTATTCCATGCATCTTTGATGTTTGCTTTAGCCATAATTATTAAAGTATTTAATGATTAACGTTCTTTAGAATTTTAAGAGGGGGTGACGTTCAAACCCTATTACAAGACGGGGTGTTATTCTAAATACCTTCTCTCGTTCACAGATAAAGCATTATTTTTTTAAAGGATTTAATTTTTTGAAATTATTTTATTTTTTGAGTGCAGATATTATCTTACCTTTACAGAGTGATATTATCATCCCTCGGTAATCAAAAAAGGGATTAGACATCGGATTGTAGTCCTAAATAGGGATAGAGTTTTCTCCGGTAATCACGAAAGAACGAGTGTATAAGCTTTAGTTAGGATAGAATGCACACAGGTATGTGCGGTGAATTAACATCAGTTTTACTACCCTTTGGTCTCTTTTTGAGAAGCACTACTATAGTTAAATCCAAGTTTGAAACAAACAACCAAGGGGGATAATTGTGTTTAAGAAAATAGTATAAATCGTTTGGTAGTGTAAAAGAATAATTTATATCTTTGTGAAAACAATATATAGATTATGAAAAAAACATTTAAACCTAATGGTAACTGGATACTAGTTCCGGACCCGATTGTAGAGAAGACTAAAGGAGGAATAATCCTAGACGAGGCAACCGCCATCGCAAACTCAAGAAAGAACAACGTTTTAGAAGTATTGAAAGTAGGGTATCAACATACCTTTGCTAATGTAGGAGATATGGTGATGATTGATCCTAGAACTGAAGCGTTAAAGGCTGTGGTAGATGGTGAGGATTGTCTATTCATTCTAGAGCATCAAATACTAGGTAAGTGGTAAACGGAACAGTAACTATAAGTATCAAGGACTTTAAGGAGCTTGAAAGCAGTAATGAAAAGGCAGAGAGCCTTGCTGCTTCTACAAAGAGAGCTGTTAGGGAATTACAGGTGTTTTTATCTTTCATGTGTACTAGAAAAGATATGGAACCTCTTGTAGAAGAGTTTAATCGTCAATCTAGTGGTTCTGAGATAGTGATAGAAGAAGGCCACGCTAAAATCAAGTTCAATGACCAATAGTAATCATAAAATGAAAAGGAAGAAGATAACAATCAAAATAAACAGTACATACAAGTTCTTGCAAGTAACAAACGGTATATTTGGGTTGACACCAAAAGAGCTTTCAGTATTAGCTGCCTTTATTGATGTTGGAGCAATCTCTGGTGATAAAAACCTTTGCTCTGTATCAAACAAGAAGTTAGTAGCGGATAAGGTAGGTATAAAGGACTACAACACGCTAGGAAACTATATCAAGAAATTTAAAGACAAGAAAGTATTTATAAAAGAAGGAAGCAACTATAACGTAAATAGTTTTTTAGACACTGATACAAATATTATTGAAATTGAATTTAGAAGAACAGAAACAAATAGCTAGTTCGTTTAGCGTAGGAGCTTTTTGGATATTAATAGTTCAAGACAGTTTTGGAGAATATCTCTACACTGATGTTAAGTATAATATGGAAATGTCATGAAAAAACAAGAGAACAAAAAGATTTATACTGGAGGACCTAGTACTAGTACTAAGGATTCTCATGAAGTAAAGCCACCACCATTAAGGACTCAGTTATTAGGGTTTGCAAAATCATTTACAGGATGGATAGCTGAAGGAGCGAAAATAGTAACCCCTAAAGAGTACATGGGAAGGCTAACTTTGTGCCACACCTGCAGTAGCTACAATAAGGAGAAAGATAGGTGCAATGAGTGCGGGTGCAAGATGGAACTTAAAGCTAGAATGTCTACTTCTGAGTGTCCCCTGAAAAAATGGGAGTCAGATGCTAAAAAATAAAGAAGCTATAATACATCAACTGGCCACAAAGTATAATCTACCTTTAAATAAGGTTAAAGAGATTGTGGAGTATCAATTCAAGTTTGCTTCTCAAAAAATGAAGGAAGGAAAGTTTGAGACAGTAAGACTTCCGTACTTCGGAAAGTTTAGCGTCAATAGTAAGCGCTTAGAACACATCCAAGAACTATCTAAAAAAAATAAATGGAATTAATACAAATACATAATAACATAGGAGTATTAAATCCATATGCTTTATCCATAAAAGAATTTAAGGATTTAAAAGTAGAAGAATTAGCGTACGTGTACTTTATGGTAGACCACAAGTCTCCATTTTCTGTATATGAAAAAGAACAAAGAATAAAAGAAGTAACAAACAGTATTTTTGGGGAAAAGAAATGGAAAGCATCCCTGAAAGTAATAGAAGGGTGTAGGGTATACGAAAAGCTAATAGAAACTTCTGCGGTAAGACTATTAAAGGCCGCAAGAACATCAATCATTAAGCTTGAGGCTTACTTTGAAGAAATAGATCTTACTCTTACAGATGATAATGAAAAACCTATATACCACGCAAAGGATTTAATAGCAAACCTCTCAAACATGGGGAAGGTTGTGGACGGTCTATCCAGGCTAGAGGAGATAGTGAAGAAAGAAGAGCAAGCCGCTAATACAAACAGGGGTGGGATAGAAGTAAACAAATATAGTATGTAATAAACCTATGTTTAAAGACACAATCAAAGTAAAACCTTCAGCAATAACCTTTTTAGAGAAAGGGCGCTACACTTCCGCCTTACCTGGGACAAAAGACTATTATGATTTCTGGGATCAAGAAAAAACAAGGTGCATGTACGGTTACAAGGTGGATGACTTGCATATTACTGGGTTTCATTATTTCTACTTAAACTATTGTCCAATAGATAGAGCAGTTGACGAAGAGCTACCGGACGGAACCATACAAGCCAAGCGTGAGAGAACTTTCCCTGCGTTTTACGATGGCGATCATAAATATTTTCATGAAATAGATAATGCAAGGGCGGCCAATAAGCATATGATTGTTTTAAAGGCAAGAAGAAAAGGGTATTCATACAAGGCTGGTAGCATGCTGGCCCGGAACTACTTTTTTGTAAAGAACTCAAAGAACTTTGTATTTGCATCATCAAAAGAATTCCTAATTGGGGATGGTCTCTTATCGAAAGCATGGGAATTCCTTTCCTTCATCGATGACCATACAGCCTGGGCCCAACCTAGACTTAAAGATAGGGAGATGCATAAAATGTCTGGTTACAAGAAGAAGGTAAATGGACTCGAGATAGAAATGGGTATGAAGTCTCAAATAATGGGAGTATCTTTGAAGGACAACCCAGATAAAGTTAGGGGTAAGGCTGGAGAGCTAGTTTTCTTTGAGGAGGCTGGATCTTTCCCGGGATTATTGAAAGCATGGGAGGTTACGATGCCTACCATGAGGCAAGGAGCAAAAACATTAGGGATGATGGTAGCCTTTGGTACAGGTGGTACTGAGGGAGCGGATTTTGAAGCCATGGAGGAAATATTTTACAATCCGGCCGCGTATGACTGCATGGACTATGATAATGTTTGGGATGAAGGGTCCATGGGAAGTAAGTGCGGATATTTTATTCCTATCCAGACAAACCTAGATGGATTTATAGATGATGACGGGAATTCTTTAAGGGAAGAAGGTGTCGCTTATGAAGAGACAATGCGTAACAAGAAAAAAGGTGCAGCTGATGCTAAATCATTAGATCAGTATATTGCAGAGCACCCTTTCTCTCCTCAAGAAGCAACGTTAAGGGTTACAGCCAATTTATTTGATGTAGCATCTCTGCAAGAACATTACAACAAAGTAAAAGCAAACAATCTGCAGAGTATAGGTACGGCCGGAGATCTTTATTACGGTCAAGACAATAAAATTCAGTTTAGATTAAATGGAGACCTTAGACCAATCATTAGGTATCCTCATAGAAAAGATGAAGACAAGACTGGAGCAATAGTAATTTATGAAGCTCCTTATAAAAACCAATTGCAGCAAGTCCCGGTCAATTTATATGTGTTGTGTCATGATCCTTATGGGCAAAATCAATCAGCAGACTCAATGTCTTTGGGTGCGCTTTATATTATTAAGAGAGTAAACAATATATCTACTCCTGATGATATGATCGTAGCTTCCTACGTTGGTAGGCCGAATACTCAAGACGAGTATAACAAGAATTTATTTATGCTTGCGGATTATTACAACTGTAAGATAGGATTTGAGAACGATAGAGGAGAAGTAATATCGTACGCAAAAAGACATAGAAAATTACACAGGCTCCAAGAGGAGTTTGAGATGTTAGATAAAAAAGAACTCAGAAGCAGAACAGTAAAGCGTCAGTTTGGAATGCATATGACTGAACCAAGAAAAAAGCAAGGAGAGATATACATAAGAGATTGGTTAAATTATCCAAGGTCTAAAAATGAAGATGGAACTCAAATATTGAATCTACATAAAATATATGATCTTGCTCTTCTCCAGGAATTGATTAAATTTAACCACAAAGGAAACTTTGATAGGGTTATGGCAATAATGATTGGGATGTATCACACGAAAGAATTGTACAACGCAGAAGTTAAAGAAATATTAGAAGACAACTCTTCCAATCATTGGTTTGATGATAATTATTAGAAATAATGCTATAAAGTAAAGACAGAAACAAAAAATAAGGAAGCTACATCAGTAGTGAAAAATTTAATAAATTTGCATGTTATGGGATATAATAAGATACCAAGACAAAAACTTCCTAGATCTAAAAAGAATAAATTGTGGAGACAACAGTGCGTGGAAGCGTACATAGAGCTGTCTAACAATGGGCGTAGTTCCGGATCTAACCACAAAGATGAGATAAGTCAATTGTATGATTATTATAATGGCGTCATTGACGATGAAGACTACAAATACGTTCTTCAGCCATATGGAAAAGCTCGTAAGAACTTTCCATCCAAGATGAGAAACTACCCAATAATCAAACCTATAATCGATCTTCTTCTTGGGGAAAAATCTAAGAGGCCCCTCAATTTCACTGTCACGGTACAGAACTCAGATAGTATTAGCACTAAGGAAGACGCTAAAAAAGAATTAATCTACAGAAACTTACAGCAGCAATTTATAAACGAAATGAACTCCAGGGGAAATGACACCGGAGTTGAAACAGAAGAGGTTGAAATGCCAGCTCACATTGCCGAACAATTTGAACTTAGCTATGTAGATAATAGAGCCATAAAAGGACAAAATGCAATCAACTACATAATGCAAAAAGAAGAAGTTTACGATAAGCTTCAGAAAGCATGGTTTCATTTTGTAGTTTCAGGGGAAACCTACACTCATAGAGGAGTAAGAAACAAAGAGCCTTTTTACGAAATATTAAATCCTTTGGATGTAGATTATGATCTTGATCCAGATTTAGATTTTGTTGAAGACGGTGATTGGGCCACAGTAAAAAAAGCTGTTCATGCCTCTACTGCGATCGATATATTTTATGATGACTTGAGTGATGAAGAAATTTTATCCTTAGAAGAGCCTTCTCACAATGAGTCTGACTCTCATTATCTTTACGCGTCAACTCAAAAGGACCCTAACGCTTACAGAAATAGGCTTATACAAATTGTATTTGTTTACTGGAAGTCTAGAAAAAGAATAGGATTCGTAACTTTTCCTAATCCTGAAACAGGGGAGATAGAAGAAGAAGAAGTAAAAGACGGGTTCACCTTACCTCCGGAAATGAAGGAGATGGGAGCGAAATTAAAATGGGTTTGGGTAAACGAAGTTTGGGAAGGGTCTAGAATTGATGGAAGAATATATACAAAAATTCACCCTATAGCTAATCAAAGAAACTCTTTAGATAACAACTCTACATGCAAGCTCCCTATCAATGGTAGAAAATATTCAAACATAAATTCTTCTAATATATCTTTAGTAAAGCTCGGGATTCCTTTTCAATTAAACTACAACATATACAAATACAGATTAGAGATTGCTATCGCTAAATCTAAGGATATGATTGCTCAGTTTGATATTAATATGATTCCTAAGAAATGGGACATGGATAAATTCATGTACTACGTAGAAGGAACAGGAATTGCCTGGGTAGATTACAACAAAGAAGGTATTGCGTTGAACCCTCAGCATCAAACAGTAATGGATCTTTCCATTAAAACCATAGAGCAGTATATTGTGTTGCTTGATTCTATAATGCAAGAGTGGGAGAAATTGTCTGGAGTAAATAGACAAAGACAAGGACAAGTAGGAGCTTATGAAGGCAAGTCTACTTCACAGCAAGCCATTGTTCAATCCTCTCACATTACTGAGGATTTATTTAGAAAATTCAACAGGTTAGAGCAAAAGGATCTGCAAGCTTTATTAGATTACTCTAAAGAAGCTTGGATTACCGGAAAAAAAGCTATGTACGTAATGCCTGACGGTACTACTGACTTTTTAGACATAGAAAGCATGAGCCACATGGAGTCTGAGTATGGAGTATTCTTGTCTGACTCAGGTAAAGATCAAGAGAAGTTAGATAACATCAAGCAGCTATCTCAGTCTATGATACAGAACGGGACCCCTGCCTCTACTATAGCAGAAATGTTTGATTCAGAAAGTTTTGTTCAAATTAAACTTAAAATCAAAACTGCTGAAAAAGCAGCAGAAGCATTGGTGCAAGCGCAACAAAAAGCAGAACAAGAAGCTAATCAAGCTAGACTGGAACATGATAAAGACATGCTTGATAGAGAGGATGAGAACAAAGAAAAAGATAGAGAGACTCAGATTGAAGTTGCAATGATCCATGCTCGAGATAACGATACCAACGCTAAATTAAATTTAGAAAAAGGTATGAGAGAATTAGATATTAAGGAACAAGAAACTGGAATAAAAGAAAAGCAATCTAACGAAACAGAAAGATCGAATAGATCAAACGAATCGATAAAAAAGAAAGACAGTGAAAATAAAGTAAAAATATCCAAATCTAAATCCCAACAGAAATAGTGTTAAGTTCTCAAGAGCAAATGGAAATAATAAAGGGAGCCTTATCAGAAGGTTATAAGGGCCCTATATTTAAATTAATAGAACAAGCTGAAATCAAAAAACAGGAAGAATCAGAACAGACTGAGGAACCTGAACAACGAGAAAC